TTTACAAAAATTTTTCTTATGAATACAATTCTTTACAAAGCAGCGCCAGTTGGTGAATTAATTGATGCCGACGAAAAGGCCGGAATAATTAAAGGTTATGGATCATATTTTGGAAACAAAGATTCCGACAATGATATTATTTCAAAAGGCGCTTATAAAAAAACAATTGCTGAAAATGGTGAACGTGTAAAATATTTATACCAACACGATATGAATCAACCAATCGGAAAGATGGTTGAACTATATGAAGATGACAAAGGGCTTGTTTTTGTTGCTGAAATACCTAAAACGCAATTGGGTATTGACGTTGTTCAATTAATGAAGGGCGGCGTTATAACTGAAAATTCAGTTGGTATATTACCAATTCAAAAACAAAATAAAAGCGATTACCGCGAAATTAGCGAAGTTAAACTTTACGAAATTAGCGCAGTTACTTATGCAGCTAATGACCAAGCTAAAATATTAGACGTTAAAGGAAACGTTGATTTGGAAAAGGTTTCCAAGCGTTACGACAATTTATCAAAATTACTTCGCAACGGCAAAATCTCCGATGATATGGGATTTGCTATTGAGGCCGAAGTTTTAAAGTTAAAATCATTATTTATGGAGTTCACAAAGCCGGTTGTTGAAACCACTTTGCCGAATGTTGAGGTAAAACATAGTGATTCAGAAGTGTTAAAATATTTATTAAATTCCTTAAAATCTTAAAAATGGAAGAAAATTTAAAAAACCAATTAGATCAGATATCTAATTCAATTGATTCAAAAATCGAAAAATCAAACAATGACGTTGCAAACACTATTGAAGTGAAAGCATCTGAAATTGTAAAAAGTGAAGTTGCTGAAATGAGCAACAAATTAAACGAGCGTTTCGATGCGTTTGAAGTAGCTAACAAGAAGCAATTCAACGCTAACAAGAAAATGACTTTTAAAGGTGCATTATCTGAAGCAATCGAAAACGGTGCAATTGAAGGTATCACAAAAGGACATTCAAGAAGCGCTAAGTTTGAAATTAAAGCTGATATGACTGTTGGCGCTGATTTTACTGGCGAAGTTATACCGGCTGACAGAGTAGCGGGATATAAGTTTGATCCAACAAGACCAGTTCACATTCGTCAATTATTAGCACAAGGATCAACTCAAAGTGATGTTGTTCGTTTTGTTAAAGAATCTGGATATTCAAATGGCGCTGCTGCAACTGCTGAAGGTGTTACATTAGGACAATCTGATTTCGATATGACTGCTGCTGATGCTAACGTTAGAAAAATCGGAACTTACTTCCGTATTTCTGAAGAAATGCTAGCTGACACGCCACAATTAACTTCTTACCTTTCTGCAAGAGCGCCAGAAAAATTATTAGAAGTTGAAGATGCACAAATCCTTTCAGGATCAGGAGTTGCACCACAACTAAGCGGAATTATTACTGATTCAACTGCATTTGCTGCGGGTGATTTAGCTGATTCTGTTGATAACGCTAACGAATTTGACGTAATTGTTGCATCATTAAACCAATTGGCAATTGCTAATTATAACGCTGATACAATTCTTTTAAACCCAACAGATTTTCACAAAATTCTATTGTTAAAAGATACAACTAACAATTATATCAAAGACCAAGTTTATGGAGGTTTACAACCAGTATTTATGGGCGTAAAAGTTGTTTTAAATACTGCAATCGCTGCCGGATCATTCTTGATTGGTAACTTTGGAGTTGGAACACAACTTTGGGTTCGTGAAGGTGTAAATGTTGAGTTCTTCAGAGAAGATGGAACTAACGTAAGAGATGGTTTCGTTACTGTAAGAGTATCTGAAAGAGTAGCTTTAACAAACTACTTACCAAATGCATTTGTAAAAGGAACATTCGCGGCTGCAATTGCAGACCTAGAAACTCCGTAATTATTTGCATAATTAAATTAAAAGGGCCGTTTGGCCCTTTTTTTTATGCCTAATTTTTAGGACATCCAACAGATAAGAAACAAAAAAAAACAAAAAAAACTTTAAAAAAAAACTGAAAATATTTTTTTAATTCAATAAAGGTTTATATATTTGTACTGTTGCAATGAAGCAATAAAACAAAACAAACAATTATGAAAAATATAATTATCAACAACGGAAAAGGATTTATTAAGAGTTTTAGCATAGGAGGAATTAAAATACCTCATTTTGGGAATATTAAAGATGCAAAGAGATTTGACTCCAAGTCAGATGCTCAAAACGCAATAGGAAATCATCCTAATTGTATAATTGCAAAAGATATTTGGAACATATAAAACAACCCGGGCCGTTTCGGCGGCCCATAATATAAACACTATGAAAAACACTAAAAAAACATCAACGGGATTACACATCAAACAAAAAGGTAAACGCATTGAAGTTTATACGCCATCAGAGCAGCAAAAATTAAGAGATAAAAGAGAATTTGAAACTGATATTGTTGTTGGATTTACATTAGCAATGTTATTAATCATAATTGGAATCTTAATTGGAATATCAATTTAACGCGTTTTAAGCGCTTAAAAAATTAAATATGGCTAACACACCACAACACTATCAAACCGGCAAGATATACGATCTAATTGACGTTATACAAGATTTTAAACTAAACTTTAATCGCGGAAACGTTTTGAAATATGTTTGTCGCGCCGGAAAAAAAGATGACGAAGTCAAGGACTTAGAAAAGGCGATTGACTACCTACAAAGGGAATTAAAATATGTAAAAGCAACTGTTAAACTAAAATTTTAAATATGTTTTATTACGATTATTTATCTGAAGATAATGAACCCAAATTTGAATGCTGCGTTTGCGGTTGTGAAACAGAAAAACCTGGGCCGTGTTCTAATATATGTTTTCAAGCTGATATGTTATAGATATGGAACAAAAGATTAAAATTATATTACCAATTGTTTTTTTCTTCTTTGCAGTCAGGCAAATTATGAATTATAACGATATATTTTGCGCCTTGTTTCTGTTGATTATTGCAATCAGCATTGTTACAACTAAAAATAACCCATAATTATTTTTATTTTGTTTTGTTTAAAAAGCCGGTTATTGATTTAATCGGTTTTTTTTGTAGCTTTACCGAATGGATAGCAATTTAATTGGTTGTTTAGCTGAATATAGATTCGCGACGATGGCAATGGAGCGCGAATTGTACGTTTCTTTTCCATTATTAGATTCATCGCCTTACGATTGCATCATTGAAACAATTAACGGCCTTAAAAAGGTTCAAATCAAATCCGTAACAAAAGGAACTGACAAAGTTCGTTGTTATCTACGCAATAAAAAAAAGGAAAGATATTCAAAAAGTGATGTTGATTTTTTTGCCGTTTGGGTTAAATCACATAATGGTTTTTATATTTTTAAGAATGACGAGGCGAAAACTTCAATCGTTATAAACAAAGGCGGTAAATATTCAAAAAATTTTAATAACTTTGCTTTTATATAGTGTTTTCATATTTGTTTTTGTTTAAAAAGCGTTGCAATTTAATTGTGGCGCTTTTTTTTTATCTTTACAAAAATTTATATTATGAATTTAAAAATCAAAGAATCAATTTTAAGGAACGGCAAACGTTATAATGAAGGTGATAATATCGAACTTTCAGATGATATTGCCAAAGTATGGATTCAAAAGGGGTTTGCAACTAAAGTAACAAAGAAAAAAAGCAAAATCGAAATTGAAACCAAAGAATTAAAAGTTGAATATTTAGAAAATAAAGACAATGCGACAGATAAAGATTAATTCAACAGTTGGAAATGAGATTTTAACCGGTCAAGATGTTAAAGATTACGTTCGTATTGATACGGCATCTGATGACAATATTATTACTGCTATGATAACGCAAGCGCGAATCTGGTGCGAAAACTATATTTCACGAGATATTGTTGCGAAAAACCGAACTTATTATTTACCAACAACAAACGGTGTTTTTGATTTGCCATTTGGCCCAGTTACAAGCGTTGCAACTGTAAATGTTAACGGAACAGATACAACCGCGTTTGAAATATTGGGATTAGACAATGAAACAATTGAACTTGATGGCGGTTCTGCGGAACACGTCAAGGTTACATATATAACGGAAGGATTAAACGATTCGTTAATCAAACAAGCGATGTTGCAATTAATATCAACGTATTATGATAACCGCGCGGATTTTGATTCAGGAAGTTCAAAAGAAATTTTAGAAATTCCAACAAATACAAAGGTAATTTTAACATCATATAAAACAATGTTTCTGTAATGCAAGCCGGAAAACTAAATTCAAAGATTACAATAAAACGTTTAGTTAAATCACCGGATCAATTCGGAGGGTTTAGATCTACATTGTCAACTGTTGCATCTGTATGGTGCGATTTAAAGCAAATTAACGGCGAAATAAACGAAAAGTTTGGTAAACGTGATCACGAAATAGAAGTTGAGATTTTAATGCGTAAGAAAACGGCTAATTTGATTTTGATTGGTGATATATTTACTGTTGAAGGTGGTTCACAAAATTACAGAATAAACGAAAAATTTGAATTTGATTTGGACTACCAAACTAAATTAACCGCAACAAAATCTAATTAATGCAAACTAATTTTATCAAAATAAGTCAATCGGATTTGTCACAACTAAATAAAAAGTTAGACAATTTACGAGCGTTTGATAAAAAAACATTGTCAAATGAACTAGGGCGTTCTTCAATGGATATTGTTAGGATGGCTAAACAAAACGCACCGGTTGATAAAGGAACGTTAAAACAGTCAATAAAATCTGAACGCAAAGGTAAAACGGTTGAAGTAATTGCCGGCGCTAATTATGCGCCTTATGTTGAATTTGGAACTGGTGGGATGGTTGATTTGGATGATATGCTACAATTAGGGATTCCGCCAAGTTATGCGGCCCAATTTAAAGGCAAAGGAATAAAAGAAGTTAATTTGCCGGCTCGACCATTTTTTTATAATGCGGCGCGTATAGGATTAAAAAATTTATTAGTTAGATTAAAAGGCGAACTAAACAACGCAATAAAATAAAATATATGTTAGAAGCAATTCATTATATAAGGCGCGGAATCATTGGTAAATTAACCAATGCGGTGACAATTAACGGCGCCGTTGTACCGGTTTTCAATAGGATTCCAACCAATTCAACATATCCCGCAATCCGTGTTTATAGTTTATCAAGCGATGAAGCTGATCAAAATCAGAGTTCATTTATTAGTGAAACAATTACACGAATCGAATGTATAACAAGATTTTATTCAGATGATGGCGGTGAGTTAGATGTAAATTTAATGGTGTCAAAGTGCCTTGAATTAGTTCGAACGCGGTCAAATGATTATATTGATTTAAGCGCTGAAGGTTTTAAAATATATACAACAGTAAACGAGGGCGTGAAGTATTTACAAGATGATTTAAAAGATTATACATATTTTCGCGCAATAATAGAGATATCAAACAAAATTGAACAAACAAATGCAATAGGCGGTTTACAAAGTGAATTGCAAAATGAACTTCAATCCTAAAAATTAAGAAATGGCTAAAATTACTTACACAACTAAAATTGACAATCAAACATCAGCATTACCGGCGGTTAATAAAGTCGCGGCCGCTGATATGAATGAAATTAAAACATCTGTAAATTCATTATATGATTCAAAGGGTGGTTGGGTTGATTATGAAGATTCAGCAACAAGTGGAACGCCTATTAATTTAACGCAAAACGTTTGGACTGATTTAACTAACAATAAAGCCGGAAGCGGTACTGTAACAACTTATAAGCCGTCATTTGTTACGGGTGATTTATGGAACTCATCAACAAATAGTTTAGTGTTTACTGAATTAGGTTCAGGAAAAATTATGATTGTAAGAAATGATTTTGACATTACTGCCGGCGCTGCAAATACTAGATTAGATGCGAGATTGTATTTTCCAGATACTAACAAAACCGTTGAATTTATGCACGACAATATTGCTTCAAATAACGATTTAGTTAGGTATTCAAGAACAACGCAATTGTTCACACATACAGATGTTTTGACAAGCGGTTGCAAGATTCAAGTAAGAGTTGATAAATCTGGTTGCACGGCAACAGTTGAAAATTTTCTAATCACTGTGTTAAGTCACTTTTAAAAAATATTATTATGAGTATGGATGATTTCAAATTAGGTGTTTTTAATGGATTATCATTGATGATTAGCTTTACACACGTTGAAAACAGTTTAAAAATTATATTGTTGTTGGCATCAATTGTTTACACGTTTCAAAAGATTTACGAGGGATATAAAAAAAGAATTAGCAATGAGAAAAATAAATAAAATAATAGTTCATTGTACTGCTACACAAGAGGGCAAAGAAATTTCAGTTGAAACAATAAGAGGTTGGCACGTTAACGGTCGGGGATGGTCAGATATCGGTTATCATTATATTATTGGCTTAGATGGGCTTACAGAGGTTGGAAGGCCTATTGAAAGGCCTGGCGCTCACACGAAAGGAGAAAATAAATCTAGCATTGGGATCACATACGTCGGAGGCGTAGAATCTGAAAGAGGTAAAAATGGAAAATGGATTGCAAAAGACACTAGAACCAAAGAACAAAAAATTTCCCTTTTAAATTTACTTACAACATTAAAATCTATTTACGGGGATGATGTAACCATTCACGGACATCGAGAATTTGCAGCGAAAAGTTGCCCTTGTTTTGATGCATATGAAGAATACAAACATTTATGAAAAAAATCTTAGAATTTTTAGGCACTAATGTTATTAAAGAAATTGGCGATATAATTGACAATCTTTTTACTAATGATGAAGAACGCATTGAGGCAAAAAATAAAATTATACAAGTTTTAAAAGAAAAGGAACTTGAATTGCAAAAAATGCAAACTGAAATCATTATTTCCGAGTCAAAGGGAAACTGGTTGCAACGTTCTTGGAGGCCGATTCTAATGCTTGCGTTTGGCTTTATAGTCATTTACGTTAAGTTTTTAGCGCCTTTATTTAATTTTAGAATCCCAGAGTTGGAAAATGAATTTTGGAACTTGTTACAGTTAGGGATTGGCGGCTATGTAGTGGGCCGAAGTGCTGAAAAGATTTCAAAGAATATCACAATCAAAAAATAAAATGGCAAAGAATCAAGTCAGAGATATTAAAGTTGACAAAGTAAAAAAGAAGCGCAAAGGCGTTCATTCTAAATGCAAAAATTCGCATTCAAAGAAATCAAAGAACTACAAAAAAAAATATAGAGGTCAAGGAAAAAATTAAAAAGCGAAACAATTTTAATTTTTGTATTTTTGTGAATATTATAAAATTTTAAAATTATTTTTATGGCTTCAAATTTATATCAAACAAGCGAATTTCAGAAATTATCCTTTGGTGATAAGGGATTGCGAATCATAGCGGCTTCAGCTACATCAGTAGCGGGTGAAAACTTTTGCGCGATTCAAGCAATCGAATCATCAACAATTTCTTGTGATATTGACACGATTGGCGGTGATACTTCAATTTCATCATTAGCATTAGCTGCCGGGGTTGTTATTTACGGGAATTTCGATGATGTTGCCGTTGCAAGTGGTAAAGTTGTTTGTTATTTAAGATAATAGCAAATGATTGGATTAGGTTTAAAAATTCAGGTCAATCAGGCCATTGGTGAAGTTAGCACATTATTAAGTGCGTTACAATCGCGCGCAGCATATTTTGAAAATGCAAGCGGAACAACTCAAATATTAGATGAGTTTGAAAGATGTTCAATTTAAAGGGAAAACAAAATGAGTAATTTATTACAAAAAGCATCAATAATCACAACGCCTACGGCTTATGATACCGGTAAAATATTAAGCGTTAAACCGGTGCAATATTACGGGCCTGAACTTGTAACTAATGGCGATTTTGCAACTGATAGTGATTGGACAAAGGGGACTGGTTGGAATATTAGCGGCGGAAAAGGTAACGGAACATCAGCAAGTGGTGATTTAACTCAAACAATTTCAATAGCAATAAATAAAACATATAGAGTAAATTATACAATATCAAATTATTCATCAGGTGTATTCCGAATAGTTTTAGGTGCATATGTAGCGGGTACTAATAGAGCTGCAAACGGAACTTACACTGATGTTTTAACGGTTACAAACGCAAATTCTAATTTGTTGTTATATCTTGCCGCTGATATAAGTGCATTTACCGGCTCAATAGACAACGTAAGCGTTAAAGAAGTATTAAACGCCGATTTCGATTTTACAAGGGGTTCTAGCGCTACTCGCGTTGGTTCAAACGGACTTATTCAAGATGTTGCAAGCAACCTTCCAAGGATTGATTATACTGGAGGGGTTGGGAGTTGGAAATTTGAACCACAGAGGACTAATTATCAACCATATTCAACTGATTTTAGTGTCTGGGGTCTTTCTGGTGCAACAGTAAATATAAATTATGGATTAAGTCCAGATGGTTTAAATAATTCAACATTAATTACAGAAGGAACTGGAAGTGCACAACATAGAATTTTGAAAGGAAGTCCAGCCAGTTCTGGTATTTATACGCTTAGTTGTTTTGTAAAAAATAAAGTTGGAAATCGTCAAGCGTATATTGATATGGGTGCAGTTACTGGTTTTTTTAATTTTGATACTAAAACAATGTTTTCTGCTGCTGGAACTACAAGTGTTGAAAGTTGGTCAAATGGTTGGTATAGAATTTCTATAACAAGTAGTAGTAATATTACACCAACAGTTACTTTTTTGGGTATTGGTAAAAATAATAATGAAACATTTCAAGGAGATGGAAGTTCAGCTATTGAATTTTTTGCACCACAATTAGAACAAGGCAGTTACGCTACATCGTATATTCCTACATCTGGTAGCGCCACAACTCGTTCAGCAGATGCCGCAAACAACGCGGGATCAAGTGATTTGATAAATTCAACAGAGGGTGTTTTATATGCGGAATTTAGTACTATATCAAGCGATGCAGTTAACAGTAGGTATATAGGTATTTCAAATGGAAGCGTAGATAATAGAATTGCAATAAGACAATTAGGAGGATCTACTAATCAAGTAGGTTGTTTTGTAGTTGTAGGAGGTTCTGTTCAGGCAAACTTAATTTCTACAATTAATCTGGTAAATTTTAACAAAATAGCTGTAAAATATAAAGCTAATGATTTTGCTTTATGGGTAAACGGAATTGAACTTGCAACAGATACAAGTGGAACAGTTCCATCAGAAGGCACTTTTAACAAATTAGATTTTGCAAATTTTAATGGTTCTTCTTTACCCTTTGAAGGAAACACTAAATCCGTTGCAGTTTTTAAAGAAGCATTGACCGATTTGGAACTTGAATGTTTAGTATCTTGGATGAGTTTTTCAGATATGGGAATTGCTTTAGGTTATACAGTTGAATAAAAAAATAAAAAATTAAAAAATGGCACAAACATTAAAATTTGGTAACGGTAATTTCGCAACAAAAGCGGGTTCAACGTTATGTTATGATGATCAGAATGGCAACTTTAAGCCAATTCCGATGGATTTCACAAGGGCATCAACCGCGACACGAGTTAATAAACAAGGTTTAATTGAGGTTGTAAAAAGTAACGTTCCTAGAATAGATTATACAGATACAAGTGATGGAGTGCTACTTTTGGAAAAGGCAGCAACAAATTTAGAAACTAAAAGTAATGAGTTTTCTACTTGGCAAATTAATAGCAATATCACAAGAACTGCTAATTATATTGTATCCCCAGACGGAACATTAAACGGAACAAGGTTACAGTTTACCGCTAATGGTTTTAGTTCTAATACACCTCAAATATTAGCGACATATACTATGTCTTGTTATGCGAAAAGAAATGATAGTGGTACGCAAAATGTAGGTTTTTTTACAAATGGTAGTGGTGTAGTAAATAGTGCTTGGGAAATTACGACTGAATGGAAAAGGTTTTCATATACTTTTCCCGCATTAAATGGAAGTTATATGGGAATTGCTGGTGTTAGCGGTGCTGATATTTCAGTTTATGGTTTTCAAATAGAAGGACTATCCTCTTACGCATCTTCCTACATACCAACGCAAGGTTCTGCTCAAACTCGTGTGGCTGAAACTGCTTCTGGTGCTGGTAATAGCGAAGTGTTTAATGATAGTGAAGGGGTATTGTTTGCTGATATAAGTGCTTTGGCTGATGATGGAACAACAAGAGAAATAAGCATTTCAGATGGTAGTTTAAGCAACACAATAGCATTTATGTACATCCAGCCATCTAATAACTTTAGATTTTTGGTTCGTGCTTCTGGTACTACTTATGTAGATATTAATATTATTTTAACTGATATAACTATTTCTAACAAAGTTGCTTTTAAATACAAGGAAAACAGTTTTAGCACGTTTATTAATGGTTTTGAATTAGGGTCTGATAATAGTGGTTTAGTTCCAACTGGTAATGTATTAAATGAATTAAGTTTAACTAGGTCTAGCGGTAGAGAATTCTACGGAAAGACAAAAGAACTTGGCTACTACGATGAAATTTTAACAGACCTTGAATTAGAAACGCTTACAAGTTACAGAAGCTGGGAATCAATGGTAAACGAATTAAATTTAAATATAATATACAATGGCTAATACACTAAAATTAGGAGCTGGAAAATGGGCAACTGGTAAAGATACAGTTCTATCGTTTTCGGACACAAATAATAACTTTAAGCCGCTGCCATTCTCATTCAGTAGAGCATCGAGTGCTACTGTTGTTAATCAATCTGGTTTAATCGAAACAGTACAA